GCCCAATTCACTTCATTCTCAGGGCGAGTTTTTCCATTTGATCGGACCATACACATCCAAAAGATCAAGTATAACCCAGATCTTCCTACCTACTGTGGTATCGACTTTGGCTACCGGACTGCCGCTTGTGGAGTCTTTCAAGTCCAACCAACACCTGGTGGTAAAGATACAGTGTTCTTGATAGATGAGATTTGGGAAGAGAACATTAAGACAGAGGAGTTTGCAAAGAAAGTCAAGTCACTTCCGTACCCGATCGTTCGATACTTTGGAGACCCTGCCGGTGGCTCTGTTCAATCGCAATCATCTGCAAGTGATATAGAGGTCTTTAGAAAGCAAGGTCTACGAGTAGACTCACGAAAGGATCGTATCTCACGCAACATAGCAAATGGTATCTCTCATGTGCGTAGTTGGTTTGAGGATGCAGGTGGCAAAACACATTTTTATTGCGACCCTAGATGCGATAAATTTATTATGAGTTACGAAAACTATCGCTATCCTGAGAAGAAAAAAGACCAGAAGTTAAAGGAAGAACCCCTCAAGGATGGTGTAACTGACCATAGCAATGATGCCACAAGATATTTTTTTTGTAATCTTTTTCCAATTAAGAGTAGAACCGCAGGAGTAATAGACTGGTGATTATCAAAGACTTATCAGAACAGATTATAATAGATTCTCTAGCCGAGCATCTCAATCACATTGAGACAGCACGGGCAAAGGAAAGAGAGTATCTTTTAGATTTTTACGAAGGAATCAATGTAGGCGATTACGTTAGTGAGTATTTTGGCTCAGAGAGTTTGCAGCAAGTTCCTATGTTTACACAAAATTTAACACGCCGTGTGTGTAAGGCTAGGTCTCAAGCCTACCGAAAGCCTGTGCGTATGGGGGTTGACCCAAGATATAAAGAGATAGTTAACGTACAAGACCTAAACACAAAGCGCAGACAACTTGAGCAAACTACATTCTTGCTTGGGACTATGGGCTTTAGAAGTCTTTGGAATGAAAGGACCGAAAAGGTAGAGTACGAATTATTGCCATTTATGGAGCCGTTGTTCTTACCTGGTGAGAAGGAACCTTTTGGTGTCATTTACGCAATCGAGAACAATGGTATGGCAAAGCTCAAAGATCAAGAGTTTGTCGTATGGACAGAGGATAGACCAGGTCTTCCTGCTCGTCATTTTGGTGTAGATGTGCACGGAGATAAGATTTCATTTAACGAAGGTGATGTCAATCCCTATGGTATCATACCGGTCACCTTCTGTCATAGATATTCCCCAATAAGAGATTTCTTTGTAGGAACGGCAGAGGATGTGGTACGAGCAGATTTAGCATTATCTGTAGCAGCAATGGAAATATCCCTATGTTTAAGACTTGGTGCGATTGGAGTTAAGTTCGTAACTGGTGTAGACGATAGATCACGCATATCAATGGGCGTAGACAAAATATTATACTTACCAGAAGGTGCTAACTTCGGTGTGACCGGACCTAGCGCTAGTATAAGCGAATTGATAGCAGGTGCTAAGTTTTTAGTTGAACAGACATTGAACAACAATCAATTACGGGTAAAGTTCATTGACTCACACGGAAATGCAGAATCAGCCGAAGCCTTACGGGTTCAAGAGATTGATAACTACGCAGAGGTACAGGCAAACATAGAAGATACTTGGAGAGCATGGGAGCATAGAAGGTTTGATGTTGATCGTAGGATTATACAAGTGCAAACAGGCGTGAATATAGAGCCTGAATACTTAGTTGATTTTGAGGAACCACAAATACTATCACCTAGCGAAGAGCGTGAAATGTACTCTTGGTTATTCCAAAATAAACTAGCGACACGCCAAGCGTATCTAATGTTGAAAAATCCCGATATGCTACCCGAAGAAGCAGAAAAGCTTTTAGAGGAAGTCGACCAAAGTGATAGCAATGCGCAGGAGAATAGGTTATTATCTAGATTGCAGAGCTAATGCCTCTTCCGGAGACCATAGATAATTCTGTTCAAGAGTTTGAGCAAAGCTTCATAACAGCACAAGATAGTTTCATCGATGATGTCGAAGCCTTAAAAGAAGAAGGTCTATCAATCGAAGAGATAATGCTTATTTTAGCAGGTATCGACATAGCAACCTATTGGCTTATAGACTTAGATATGCAACAAGCTATCAATAGACTTATGGGTTCGTTCGACACTCTTTTAGATGATGCCGTGTTCTTTGGTAAGGTGACCGAACCTCAATTACTAGCACTTCGCAATATGCAACAAGCATCCATACTTCAATATACTACCGATCTTGGTAGCAAGGTAAGATTGTCGCTAGTCCAAGGAGTATTGAATGATATGCCTAAGAAAAGACTTAGGGAGATGTTACTCAGAGACCTTTCTACAAAGCCTTATCAAATTGATACTATTATCACAACATCTATGGCAACTTATTCTAGGTCATTGACATTGTTACAATTAGAGGACAAACCCGAAGAAAAGCTTATATACACAGGACCTTTGGACTCTAAGACTAGACCAGTTTGCATACGAATGTTAAAAGAGGGAGGGTTGACGCAAAGTCAAATAGATGCAAAGTATCCTGGTGCTTTAAGAGACGGGGGTGGCTTCAATTGTAGACATCAATGGCAAAGTTTGTCACCTAAGACGCAAGATAAGGAAGTACAACAACAAGCAAAGACTGCATATCAAGGAATGATGCAAAAAGCTAAAAAGAAAGGAAAGCCCTTTAAAGCACCAAAGACTTTAGAGGAATATTATAGATAATGCCGTTATTACCAGGAACAGGTGAGCCTTTAATAAGTTTAGCGAAGATTTTTCGTTTTTCTTCGGCATTTTTTAACTCTTTAGCAAAGAATGTTGTTACGATGCACAGAAGGCAGATTCGCCAAAAGAGAAAGGCGAGTCATACCTCAAGGCCATTTACCCCGTACACAAAGAAGTACGCAGAGTTAAAATCTCAAGGTTTGGCAGCTAAAGGTAGGCAGCAAATGAGTAATAGCACAGTTCCCGATCTAACATTGACGGGGGATATGTTGAATTCAATGAAAGTGCTACACGCAGGTAGAGATAATTTTAGTTATGGTATTACTGATCCCGTACAAGCAGCAAAGATGGAGGGCAATCAGCTTGGAGTTTTCGGAAAAGGTGTAAGAAGAAGTAAAAAAAGAATTGTATCGTCGGAAAACAATCCAATGCCAAAAGAAATCCGTGAGATGGTTATGGAAGAGATGAGTAAGCAGGTTGTAAGACAAATTACAACCGAGCTTCGACGTGCAGGCCACGGATATAAAGTAATAACCATTTAAGGAGAATATAATGGAAAAGGACACTAAAGTTAGTGTAGAGCAGGAAGCTCAACCCGTAGAACAGGGAAATGTTCAAGAAAGTTCTGACAACACCGCTGATGTCGGATCACTTATTGCAGATGCAAAAAAATATCGTAAACAGCGGCAAGATGCTGAGGCGAAGGTAAAGGAATTGCAAGGTCAACTCGATGCGAAGCAGGAAGAAGAGATGCAGAAGAATAACGAGTGGCAGGATCTAGCTACCAAGTACAAGTCTGAACGAGATGAGTATAAATCATTAGCGGAAGAGGGTCAACAGATTAAAGAATCTGTGCGAAAAGACCTTCTAGGTCAGTTATCAGATGAGGATAGGGAATTTGCAATCGACCTGTCAACTGAAAAGTTGCAAAAGTTTGTAACCCGATCATTTAATAATAAAGTTAAAACGAATGAGTCTTCTTCGACTCCTATGCCAGATAGAACAGTTAATCCGTTTGCGGAAATGAACAAGGACGAGAGGCGTAGGAACTGGAGTAAGGTTCTTTCAAATTACGCTAAAAAATAGCGTGGAAAGTAGTAAATAACTATGGCATTATCAGAAAATTTTGCTGGTGCATCGGTTACCACTACCACAGCTGCTAAATAAAATTGGCAGCTCTAAATCGAGGAATTAAGCGGGAACCCTAAGTCTTAGATAAGGGAATCCGAACCGAAGGCTAATCAAAGATTAGTCAGGGGCAGAGCATAGATACTGAAAAGATATAATGTATCCAAGAGGCCTCGACAACGAAAGTTGAAAAGATATGCCGAGCTTTAGGGAAACCTAAAGAAGTAGAGGATAAAAAGCCACTACGATAACAACTGAATTTTATACCTGAGATTTGGACAGATGGTGTTCAAGCATATCTTGAGCGCAATCT